TTAGCGGCCGTAATAGCCGTAATAGCGGTCGTAGCGCCGGTCGTAGCGATGGTGCCGGCGGCGGTCGTAGCGATTGTTGCTGTAGTAGATGCTGTAGCCCGGCGAGTAAGCGGGATAGCCGTAATAGCTCGACGGGTAGGCGTAGCCGTAATCGTAGGCGTCGTAATCGTAGGGCGAATAATAGGGCCCATAGCCGTAGCCGTTGTACGGCGCGTAGCCGTAGCCGGTTCCATAGCCGTAGCCGGTCCCGATCCCGATGCTGATGCTGGTATGGCCGCGGCTGCGGTAGCGTTGCGCGTCGGCCGGCGACGCGGTGACCATCATGGCGCCGATGACGCCGGCGGCGAGGAGAAGCTTCTTCATGACGAACCTCCGTTCGGGCGGGAAAGCAGCCCGTTAACCACTCAACGTTCCGCCTCGGCGGGCGGTTGCCGGAGTCGGACGAGTCGAGTGCTGGGCGCGGCCAAGTCACGGCCAAAGCCAACTCACCAAGCAATCTCGGGCTCGCGTCCATGCCCGGTGCTCACAAGTGCCTAATCAGAAAGGAAACCCCGATGCCTGCGAAACGGGTGGCAATTGTACCCTCAAGTTCAACCGCCCGAGATGCAATCGACCGTGCAAATCTAGCAGAAGCTATTCGCCGGCGGGACCAAGCGCGGACCCGATAGCGGTCCACTGACATCCGACGTAAATGCGGATACGGTTTTGAGCGGGCAGGAGGTAGGACACATGAAATTGCTACTTTGTTCGGTCGTGCTCCTTGCATGCAGTCAGACGGAGGCAAGCGCGTCCGCGGCGAGCAGCGCAGTGCCGAACGCGGCCATGGCTCGACCCCCCTCCACGGGTGGGGGGACCCACGGCCTTTCGGACCGCGCGTCCTCCGGAGCAGAAATGGAAAGATACTATCCTCGCGCCCGCTATCGGCGCTTCCCTGCAGCGGTGAGGCCGCTCCTGCGACGGGCGGACTTCGAGAACGCCCAGTGCCGCGGACGAGGGGACAATCCCGCCACCTATCGCGCCTGCAATCGCCGGTGGGAGATCATGGTCGCGCTGGAGCGAAGGGGCTGGTGTCGGGGCAACGAAAGACGCAACGCCAATAGCGCGGACGATCATTGGCTGAGATGCTCGCGCGACCGCAGCTACCGACCCGGTCAATTGGGAGCACATCCCCCCTTCTCCGATGCGGAGATCAGGGAAATGACGAACGAAGCGCATCACTGAGCCGGCACGCGCATTGACGGCAGCGAGAAGAATGGCATTCGCGATCAAGGCTGAAATCCCGGATTCGTCTGCGGAGACCTTCCGCTTCGAGGCGCAGAAGACGATGTACGGCGGCAAAGGGATCGCTGCCGGTGACGAGATCTTCCTGTTCGCGAGCGAGAATGAAGGCGGGCAGGGCCTGGTCGCGCGCGGGATAGTGACCGCTGCCGAAGCGGTGGCGCGGGTGCCCGGCGTCCCGCGGCAGACGCCGCGGATGAGCATCGAGGTGCGGCGGACGGCGCGTGCGGCGCGGCCGCTCGGCCGCCGCGAGCTGAAGCGGTTCGGCGATTGGGGGGACGGGCGGCCGGAGACGGAGCTCAACTTCAAATTCTACCGCCAGGCGACCGACAAGATCGTCGGGATTTCCGATGGCGCGGCGGCGTTCCTGGACGGGTTCTTTTAGGCCGCGCGCACTTCGGCGTGCATCTGTGCTAGGCGGACGCATGGGCCGCTTCCGCACCGCGCTGGCAATGTTGCTCCTCGGCGCCGGCCAGGCCGCCGCCGCGCAGCATGGGCGGGCGCCATTGCCGTACCCCGTGCACACCGACGAGTGGAGCTACACGGACGCGCTCGGCGGCGTCTGGGCCTATCGCCAATGCGGCTATCGCGCCCGGCCGGCCGTGCTGCTGGAGCTGAACGGGGAGCTGCAGCGCCTGGAGGCGGAGGCCGCGTCCAAGGGCCTCGGCCCGGTACTCGAACGGGTGCGGCGCCGCTATCAGGAAATCCTGGCTTTCGCACTGCTGCGGGGCTGCGGCGGCGAGCCCCATCCGGTCCGTGCGGCGCTGGTGCGCGCCCGCGCCGGCCTCGCCGCCTTCCGCGCCTGGGTGGAGGCGCAGCCGTCCGCGCCGCCGGCGCCGCCGCCCGGGAACTGAGGCGAAAGCCGGGATCGTCCGCGCCGCCCGCTTGCAGGAACTTCGCATTCGGCGCAGCATTGTCGCGTCATGCCGCTCCCGATCCTCCTCCTCGCCGCCCTGCAGACCGCCCCGGACATCTCGCTCGACGTCCACGCGACAATACGGGAGGTGCGCATTCGCCAGCGCGGCGAGGCCTCGCTCGAGGTCCACGCTTCGCCCGACGCGAACAGCCGCGTGACCGTGACGCATCCCGAGGGCCGCCAGCGGAGCCGCGGCGCCACGGTCGACGTGCACGCCGAGGCGCGGATCGCCGATCCCGCTTCGGGCGATGCGAACAATGTTCCGCCGCCGGAAACCCCAAGCCCGCAATCACGTTAAGCGCCCACCAACAGGGGAGAAAATGATGCGCGCTTCATTGCTTGCCGCCGCCACCGCCTTTGCCTTCGTCTCGCTTGCCGCCGCCCCGGCCAACGCCCAATCCCAGCGAAACCGGAACGACGCGCAGTCGGGCCCGGTGCAGAACTCGCCGCTGGCGATGCAGGCGATGCAGGGGAGCAGCCAGCCGGACGTGCTCCTCGACGTGCCCAACCTCTCGGTCGAGCAGCTCACCGTCGACGTGACCAATTTGCAGGTCCATCTCGCCCTGGACGCGCAGCTCGCCAATCTGCTGCACCTCACCGCCGGCGCCGACGCGCGGATCGACAATGTCCGGATCGACCTCCGTGGCGTGCGCGCGCAGGCGACCCTGATCGTGCGGCTGGAGAATGTCCGCGCGATCATCGAGCGGACCTTGCAGACGCTGGACAACAATCCGGCGATCGTCACCCAATTGCTCTCCACCGTCGATCACACGGTGAGCACCGTCGGCGGCGTCGCCAACAATACGGTCAATACGGTCGGCGGGGTCGCCACCTCGCTGCTGCGCAACGGCCAGGTGCTCGATCTGGCGCGGGCGGGGCTGACCGAGGTCTCGCGCAACGTGGTCAACGGCCAGACCGTCCGCCAGGTGACCGACCGCGCCGGCCAGGCGCTGGAGGTGACCACCGATGCGGCGAACCGGATCCTCTCCTGGCGCCGGGTGCCGCAGGCGCCGACGGGGCCGCAGCGCACGCAGCCGCAGCCGCAATAAGGCGGCGGCCGGCATAGCCGATTGCCGGGCTCGGCGTTCGAGCATGTCCTCGAACGCCGAGCCTCTCTCCCAACCCTCCCCCATCAAGGGGCAGGGGGAATCGCATATGGTTTTGAGACCCACGGCCCGTTCGTCCTGAGCCTGTCGAAGGACTTTCTTTCTTTCGGCTTAAGGAAGGGAAGGGCTTCGACAAGCTCTGCCCGAACGGGGTGAAAACCCGGGAAAACTCCATATGCAATTCCCCTCCCCGCTGGGGAGGGCTGAATAAGACCCGCGTTTGTTCAGCCGGATCCAAGGCCGATCAGTAAGGATCCTCGATATACGTCGTCCCTTCCGGGGCTGCGTGCCCGCTGAGCCAGTCGGCGACGACCAGCGAGCTCGGTGCGCCGTCGCCCGGACGGTCGATCCAGCTTGGGTAATGTTCCACATGGCGCACCTTGAGATCGTGCGAGTGGCCGCGGCGGATCAGCGAGATGATGTCGCCCGGCGACGGCAGCTGCTCGAACGTCCATGTGCCCCAATGGATGTCGTCGCCGCAGCCATGGACGATGATCGGCGCGTCAATCATGTCGTTCTCCATCCGCGCGATGAGGCGGATCGGGTACAGGTCCGTCGACCGAGGCGCGCGCCGCCCGGCGCCGCACCGCCCACATCTGCAGCGGGAACAGCAGGTGCATGCGCAGCGCGCCGAGGACGAGGCAGAGGAAGGCGATCGCCACCCAGGCGCGCGGCGCCTGCGCGGCCCAGGCGAAGATGAGGATGGACGCGCTGGAGACGCCGTAGGTGACAAGCGAGAAAGCGAGCCGGCCCGGCTTCCAGAAATATTGCCAGGCGAACCAGGCCAGCGGCACCGCCACGCAAAAGAGGAAGATCAGGGCGACGAGGAGGGAGCGGTTCATTCGAATGCGCCTGCAAGCCGCGCCTTCTCGGCCGCGGCCAGGCGTCGCGCCGCGCAGCGATCGGGCCTCGCGAGGAGCCAGAAAGTTGCGCCGGTGAGCAGGCCGGAGACGGCATACCTGAGCAGAATGATGGCTTCTCGCCAGCGGCTTGCCGCGGGAAGTGGGGAATATGGCGCCGCCGAACCGATCAGGAGCGTCATCGGAATGAGCACGATCAGCATCCCTGCCAGCGCATAGGATCGGAGCCGGTTGGCGCTTCTGCGGCGCAGCGCGAGGTAGAGCGGCACGCCCAGGACGAGCCCTGGCACGTAGAGGAAAAGGCACATCGCGACGAACATCGTGGAAGGATGCTCGTAGTTGCTGGCGCCCTGCGTCCCCCAAAGTGCGACGATGGCCGCCTGCAGCAGTGCGGCAGGCAAGGGCGCGAGCAGGAAGGCGAGGACGAGGCGAAGCATGGATTTGAGCGAATAACGCGCTCTCCGCGTCAGGTTAAAGCCTTTGTCTCAAGAGGCGTGAAGAGACCCGCCGCCAACCGGCCTGCCGGAGCGGCACAACCCGCGTCGCGAGACGCCATTTTCCCGAAGAGAAGGAGCTTTATGGACAGCGAGACGACCAATCCGGCCGAGGGCGAGGGCAATGCTGCGGCGACCCTCCCCGAGGCGCAGGAAGTCGACAATGAGAGCGCGGCCGCGTTCGACGGCGAGCCGACCGACGCGGACGAGGAGAGCGAGGAGATCGAGCATGAGGGGCGGCTTTATGCCGTCCCCAAGGCGCTGAAGCCGCTGCTGCTGATGCAGGCGGATTATACGCGCAAGACGCAGGAGGTTGCCGAGCAGCGCCGCGCCGTCCAGGCCGAGCGCCAGGCTCTGCAGCAGACCTCCCAGGCCGAGCTCGACGCCTATGCCAATGCCACCACGCTCGCCGGCCAGCTCGCCCGCTACCAGCAGGTGGACTGGCGGGCCTGGCACGACAGCGACCCGTTCGCGGCCGCTGCCGCGACCAGCGAATATCAGCTGCTCCGGGACCAGCACGCCCAGGCGCTCGCCCAGCTTTCGCAGCTTCACGGACAGCGGACCTTCCTCGCGCAGCAGGATTCTGCCAGGCGCATGGAAGCAGGCCGCGCCGCGCTGGCGAAAGAGATCCCCGGATGGTCCGACGACCTCAAGGCCAGGCTGATCGGCTTTGCCGCGGGCTACGGCTTCAGTCGCGACGAGCTCGACGACCTGGAAGCCGATCCCCGCGTGGCGAAGGTGCTTCACGCAGCCTTCAGCGGATCGCAGGCCTCCGAGCATGCGCGCAAGGTGCAGAATCTCGTCGCCGCCCAGCAGGTGCAGCCGGCGGCCGTCGTCCGGGCGCGCGGCGCTCCGGCCGCCGGCCTCGACGACCGGCTGGGGACCGACGAGTGGATGCGCCGGCGGGATGCGCAGGCGCGGAAGCGGTGAGCTCGGTGTCCCTCGCCCTTGTGGGAGAGGGATACGAAGACTCGGCGGCTTTGCCGCCCGATCGAAGTTGGGTGAGGGGTGCGCTGCCGCAGGCAGCGCGCGAAGCTTCGCTTCGCACCCCTCGCCCCAACCCGGCATCAAGTGAACATCGCCCCGCGATGTTCAGGTTGTGCCGGGGGCACAACCGGCCTCGATGCCCCCACAAGGGGCGAGGGGCTAAGGCATCAACCAAGGACCCGCGCCGCGAGGCGCCGGCCCTCCCTCAGATGGATTTTTCACCATGGCAAACACACTCCTGACTCCCACTGCGGTGACGCGCGAGGCGCTCCGCATCCTGCATCAGAAGCTGACCTTCATCGGCTCGATCAACCGGCAATATGACGAGAGCTTCGCCAAGGAAGGGGCCAAGATCGGCGACACGCTGAAGATCCGCATGCCCAACCAGTATATTGTGACCAGCGGCGCGACCCTGACCACGCAGGACACGAGCGAGAGCTCGGTCTCGCTCCAGGTCGCGACCCAGAAGCATGTCGGCATGAACTTCACCACCGCCGAGCTCACCCTTTCGATGGACGATTTCTCCAAGCGGATCATCGAGCCGGCGATGTCGGTGCTTGCCGCGAACGTCGAGGCGGACGCGCTCGGCAGCATGCGCAAGGACGTCTACCAGCAGGCGAACAACACGGCGGCGGCGGTCACCTTCGCCAACGTGCTCGCCGGCCGGCGCAAGCTGAACGACGCGCTGGCGCCGCCGGGCGACCGGACCGCGCTGCTTTCGTCCAACGACAGCGCCAATCTGGTCGACGCGCTGAAGGGCCTGTTCCAGGACGACGGCGAGATCTCCCGCCAGTATCGGGAGGGCTATATGGGGCGGACGGCGGGCTTCGACTTCGCGGAATCGACCCATCTTTCGACCCAGCTTCGCGGCTCCGGCAACGGCGCCTACCTGGTCAACGACACGGTCGTCTCGGGCGACGCGACGGTCGACGTCGACACCGGCACCGGCACGATCAAGAAGGGCGAGATCATCACCTTCGCGAGCGTCAATTCGGTGCATCCGGAGACGAAGGTCTCGACCGGAATTCCGCAGCAGTTCGTGGTGACCGCCGATTATGCCGGCGGCTCGGGCACGCTCTCGGTGAGCCCCGCCTTCATCTCCTCGGGGGCGACGCAGAACATCGACGCGCTGCCGGCGGACAATGCCGCGATCACGATCGTCGGCACGGCTTCGACGAACTACGGGCAGAGCCTGGTCTATCACAAGGATGCGTTCACCTTCGCGACCGCGGACCTGGTGATGCCCAAGGGCGTCGACTGGGGCGCGCGCGAGGTGTTCGACGGGATCTCGCTCAGGATCGTGCGGGATTACGACATCAACAACGACCGCCTGCCGACCCGGGTGGACATCCTCTACGGCTACAAGACCCTGCGGCCGCAACTGGCGTGCCGGCTGGCGAACCTCGCCGGCTAAGCGGCCTTCCGAACCGGAAGACCGCTCCCTCCCATCGTCGCTTCGCGCGGCGATGGGAGCCTTTTTCTCCGCCGCCAGAGCGCGGCGCCTCGATCAGGAAGAGACAAGATGGCTCAGAATTGGTGGGACCTGTTCCCGGAAATCATGCCTTCGCCCGCGGCGCGGCCGTTGCCGCTACCCGGGCCGGGCGGAATGATGCCGGAGATGGGCATGGCGGCATTTCCGGCCGCGGTGGCCGGCGCGATGCCGCCATCCCTCGGCGGGTACGATCCGTCGGCGTTCCCGGGCGGGTTCGGGGGCGGCAGGCTCCTCGATCGCGCGCCATTGAAGGGGCAGTCTCCCGCCGGTCAGGCTGTGGGCGTGTCCGACCGGGCCGCCGCCATTCAACTGGCGAGGGAGGCGATCCGGAATGGCGCCGATCCGAAGGCGGTCCGCGCGCGGCTCAGCCAGCTGGGCACGGGCGGTTCCGATTTCGATCCTTCGGATCCCTTTTTCGATCTGATCTTTGCTGATCAGCAGCGGCCAACGGAAGGATTCATGCCTAGCCAAGTCGGTCCCGGAAGCCCACAATTCAGCTCGGCGCTGGCTCATGGGCACGATCTACTGCCTGACCCAATCGGCGCCGCCTTCCCGGATCAGACGGCATCGACAGGCGGGGCGGACCAGCCCTCAGCAGGCCGTAAAGCACTCCTGGCCGAGGTGGCATATCAGCCCGACGGCCCGCGGGAGAATCCATTCACGCGCATGATGGCGGCCGACGAACGTGGGGCGATCGAGCCGAGCCACGCGCAGCCATCCGCGAGACGCTTCGATCCCTATTCCGAGGCAAACCTGGCATTAGGAGCGAACGAGCGGTTTCGAGGGGACATTTTGGCCGCTGCACATTTCTACCATCTCACGCCCCACATGCTTGCTGGATTAGCTGGCGCAGAGACAGATGCGAACCACTGGAATCCGTCTGCGTTTAATAATAATTCTCATGCTGCCGGTCTTATGCAGTTTTTGCCTAGCACCTGGAGAGACCTGGCCCAGCGGCAAGGGACCTATCTAAACGGCGTGGCCACTCGTCTCGGCTATCTCGATCGGCAAGGGCATCTGATCCCGGCTCGCGCGCCCGAATTCCTTGCGCTCCGAAACAACCCCACAATATCTATCTGGGCTGCCGCCGATTATGCAGCACATAATCTGGGTGTGTTGCGGTCCCAGGGATATATTCGCAGCGAGTCCCCCTCGGCCTTGGCTCGATATGCCTATATCGCGCACCATGAGGGGGTGGTGGGAGCACAACGGTTTCTACGGGGGGACCCAGCGGCCAATGCAGGAAAGTTCAACAGCAACGTACCGCAGAGCGAGCAGGCACGATATCTTGCGGCAAACAACAATGACAGGAGCAGGGCCTATCTAGATTTTTACACCCATTACCTCGATGGGAGAGTGGATGTGACACGTTACATGGGAAACAGACAGGGCATCGCCTCTCCTCCAACACGTTCGCTCCTTCGTTGAAGGCCAAGGCCTTCAGAGCTTTTTTTCGTCCGGCAAGCAAAGGCAGCTAGCGTAACCGGGAAAGAACAAGTAGATGTTCCCGATGCGTTCCAAAATCGGATCACTCCCGGCTCCTCTTGCGCAGCTCGGCCTGATCCTGGCACTCTTGTCCTGCAGCGGGGAGGCTGCCATCGGGAATAGTAATGGAAGCGCGGGCGCGGCCGAAGCGCCGAAGTCAATGTCGGTTGGACCGCCGCATCCGAGCCCCTTGTCCGACCCGCGTTCCGCTCTCGCTGCGATCCGGACTCAATGGGCACATTGCAGAGACGAGGGATCCGGCCCACCTTCCATGCAAGAGTGCGATGATCGGGCTATACAGGCGTCGAACGCGCTTCTGTCGCGCTCAGCTGCGAGCTCCCGATTGGAGGCTCTCGAGGGCGATCTTTTCGAGCCGCTTGTAGATGTCTCCGTCGCGCGCGGAGAAGATGCCGTGATGACCCAGGTCTACGTCATCTATTCCGATGCGAAGTTGGCGCAGCGCCGAGCGGCCATCTTGACGGGTGTTTCGCGCGAGCAGCTTGGCAATGAGCGAGTTCGCTATTCGCTTCTCAACTTGCTGCTCAGGGTTGCCAACCGACGGAGCCGAGTGCTCCGGGAACTGATGGGCTCCAGGCCCGCGCAGTCCTGGCTGCGGCGTTGGCTCGCCATTCGTGACGAGGATTGCGCCGCTTATCCGGTGCGTCGGTGCGCGAAGCTATTGGACGGGGCGTTTCGCGCGATGCTCTACGACAATCTATCGGATGAAGGAGAGCGGCGCCTTCCTTCGTCACACCGATGACAATATGGATTTGAGCAAAGGGCCAAGGCCATCGTACTCGAGGAGGTGCCCGTGCAAATCAGGTGGCTGCTCGCTTATGCTGCGCTCGTTGGATCGAGCGGCGAGGGCTATGCCGGCCAAGGCGCCCTGGCTTCAACCGATGCGGTTCAGGCGTCATCGGCAGCCGGGCCGAGGGCGCCTCATTAGAGATCGCCTTCGGATGATCAATTGATTCTGCAAGATTTTCCGTGGAGTCATTATGTAACCTATCCAGCAGCCACCCGCCCGTTGCTTCGGAGGGCAAACATAGAGCACGGTCGTTGCTTCGATAATCCGGGTATATCTCCCGCGTGCAGTAGGATGAACCGGATCTGGCGCCGATTGGAGCGGCGAGGTTGGTGCTGGGGAAGCGAGCAGCCGATGGCAAGCGAGGCAGAGAAGCATTGGCTCAGATGTTCGAATGATCCCCACTTCCAGCGGCGGCGGTAAGGGCCCCACACTAACCATGTTGCGAGTGAGTATCGGCAGCTTGCACTGAGAATTGAGTAAACTTTCACTGTAATACACAGGGTGAATGGTACGTGGCGGGGCAGCAGATTTCCGCACCAGACGGCCATTCCTATCGACGTGCTGGCCGCGTTCTACAAGCAAGCCCTGCTCTACTATTCTGCGCCAGGCCCGATCCCACCCCGCATGAGGCAGCGCTTACGGGTCAATCTACGCCAGTTTATCCATAATTAACGCAGACTAGAAGTATTAATGATCATGAAGGTGTGCAAGCACATGTCGGTGCCAGTATGGTCTTCGGACAGATGATAGAGACGGACGCGCATGCTTTGGAGCGCGATACCGCCCTCGTGCGGCGTGATTGTGTAGGTAATCGTTTCAGCGTTTCGCCTGCCGCCACGGAAAATGAGCTGCGACCCACGGATCCGGCCGATGAGGCCCAGCTTCACCCGAAAGTTGTTCCGGAGACGCGCGAAGGGCGTGCGGACGAGGGGTTGATAGACATGAGCGCTGTCGAGACAAAAGACCGGAGCCTCGGGCGACGGAAGGCCGAGACCAGACGGCGGGTCAGCGACCGCTGGGGCGGGCGCGGAAAAGAGACCCAGCGAAGCCGCAAGAATGAAGCCAGCAGTTGGACGCTGCTCGCGGCCCTTGTTCAACCCCGCCTTTGCCACCTTGCACATGTTTGCCACTCCTGACTGACAAGGGCAGCGCTCTCGCGACACGGCGCTCGCTCACGCCGATTACAGCTAGCGCGGACACCAAAAGTCAAGTAAATGTTCCTGATACGTTCTGCGACTGGCTTGCGTCCGAGTTTCCTTGCCTGCCTCGGGCTGGTCGCGGCGGTAATGTCCTTCAGCGGCGAGGCTGCCAGCCCCGGTCCGGGAGGACGACATGGCCGCTCCAGAAATGCCGAAGGCGGTCTTGATTCAGCCGCGACAGCCAGGTCTTCCTTCTGATCCGCGTGCCGCGCTAACCCGTCCTAGGATCAGAGTGCCCTTTTCTTGCCGACACCACCGGGGAGGATCGCGCGAAATGAAACCGACCCGCCTGTTTCTGTCGTGGTGCGCTTAGGTGGTTTGCGCCGGCTTTGCAGTCGGTCCCGCGGAAGCGAAACCCGATCGGGCTCCAGCTTCGAAAGTCACGTCACACCGAGCCAGGCTCGTTCCGGCCCGCTATTTCGCCCATCCGGCCGACAGAGGAGCGGGTGTCCAGGCCGTTCGTGAGAGTCCGGAGCCAGGGGTCACCCTCGCCGGCCATTATTCCCAGTCGATCATAGCCTGCGGGACCGGCTGCATATCGTACTGGATCGTCGATCGCCGCACCGGCGCGATCATGGACCTTCCGCCCGGCGCGCGTGACGCCGAATATGTTTACGACGTGCGGGGCCGCAGGGACAGCGACATCATCCGTGTCATTTACGGCTCCAGCCCGACACACGAATCAGACGCTGTCTGCAAAGCCCGAAGCTTCCGACTGCTGGGACCCCGGTTTACACCGATAGCCGGCTTCTCTCGAGCTCGCTGTCCCGATTGAGCGCGGCCCGCCCGCGGGCGGGCAAATTCCCGAACGTCGGCCGAGGCCGCGGCTGAGGCTTTCCTAGGACCACAGCGAGCCCTCACCCTCCCATCGCCGCGACGCGGCGACGGGCCCCTCCCTCTCCTCGGGCGCGAGAGGGGCTGGTGCGGCACATCTCACGGAGACCCACATGAACGAGCAGATCTTCCCCTCCTGGTGGGGGCCGAAGGGGGGCGACCCCGTGCAGTGCCGGAAGGCTGACGAGGTGCGCGGCGGCTGGGTGCGCCATCATGGGCGCTACGATGCGCAGATCGGCCGCTGGGTGCCGCGCGATCCGCCCGAGCCGGATGGCGGCTTCGGCGGCACGACGGGCGGGTCGCCGGCGCCGGCACCGACAGGCGAGGGGATCCGCGCGTTGCGCGCCGCCTACAAGGCGCGGTTCGGCCGGAAGCCGATCCGGACCTGGGACGCGGCGAAGCTGCGGGCCAGGCTGGCGAGGGCGGGCTGATGGCGACGCTCGACCAGCTCTACACGCGGCTGATCCTCGATCTCGCCCGCGACGACATGGGCGTGGGCGGGGAGCTCGAGCAGGCCAAGATCGACGCGGTCGCCGACGCGATCGAGGCGCATGCGGACACCCTGTTCTGGTTCAACCGCGCCTCGGGGACCGCCGCCACCGTTGCGGCGACGGCCGCTCTCGCCCTGCCGGCCGGAATGCGGATCGCCCTGCTCGTCACCTGCCGCGGTGCCGAGCTGGCGAAGGTGGGGCTCGAGGAGATCCAGGCGGGCGACACGTCCGCGTCCGGACCGCCCGCGCGCTGGGCCGAGGACGAGGGCGCGATCCATCTCCAGCCGACGCCCGACGCGGCCTATGCGCTGTCGGTCCACGGCATCGCGGAGATCGGCGTGCCGGCGACGGGCGGCAACGCCAATGCCTGGACGACGGAGGCGCGCGAGCTGATCCTCGCGGAGGCGAAGATTCGCCTCTGCCGCGGTCCGCTGCGCGATCCCGACGGGCTCGCGCTTGCCAGGGATGCGCGGGGCGAGGCGCTGGGCAGGCTGCGCCGCGAGACCGCGCGGCGGCGGAGCGCGCCGATGGCCACGGACCTGCCGGTCCCCGCCGGCTTCGACATCCGGACCGGCTGATGCGCAGCTTCTTCGAGCCCGCGCAGGCGCCGCCTTGGCTGAAGCAGGTCCTGTCCTCGATCCGGGCGGCGCTCGGCGACGTCTGGCCCTCGCCGCTGCGGCTCAAGGATTATACGGCGGCGGATCTGCCGGCGGCGGCCGACTGGGGGCAGGGGATCGCCTGGAACGCGACCTCGCTCGCGATCAGCTGGTCGGACGGGACGAGCTGGAAGCAGCCGCAGCCGCTCGACGCCACGCTGACGGCGCTGGCCGCGCTGGACGGCAGCTCGGGCTTCCTTGCCGAGACGGCCGCCGACACGTTCGCGAAGCGGACGCTGGCCGCGCCGGCGGCGGGTCTGACCATCGCCAATCCGGCGGGGACGGCGGGCAATCCGACGTTCGCGCTGGCCAACGACCTCGCGGCGCTGGAGGCGCTGAGCGGCACCAACACGATCTATTACCGGTCCGGCGCGGATGCCTGGTCGGCGGTCGCGATCGGCGGGCTGCTCTCCTTCGCGGGCGGGACGCTCAACGCCGGGGCGACGACGGGCACCGGCACCACGCTCGCTTTGTCCGGCTCGCCGACCTTCACCGGGACCTTGACCTGCGCGAACCTGAGCGCGACCGGCGACGTCAATCTGGGCGACGCGAGCAGCGACACGATCACGCTGAACGGGGTCGTCAAGGGACAGGCGGACGACGTCTATTTCGGGCTCGACGGCTCGGGGACCGCGCCGCGGGTCGGCTTCACCAAGAAATCCGGCGCGCTGGCCAAGCTGACCTTCGGCAGCGCCTCGAGCCTGGCCGTCGCCCAATCGAGCGCGACGGACATCGCCGCCGCGGGCACGTTCACCGACATCGCGACGTTCAGCGCCACCGGTCTTGCCGTGGTTTCCGGCGGGATCTCGACGAGCGGAACGATCGCAACCACCGGGGCGAAGATCACCATTTCCGGTTCGGGCTCGTTCGGCTCGGCGCTCTCCGCCAGCGCCCAGCTCTATCATTCCACGACGCTCGGCCTGGTTGCGGCCGGGGCGGGGACGAGCGCCGACCTCTATCTGGCGAACAAGAACGGCAGCCAGGTGATGCAGGTGCCGACCGGCACCGTGAACGCGGATTTCGGCGGCACGGTCTCGACCACCGGCCTGATCCTGCAGCCGGGCGCCATCCCGACGGTGAACATCAGCGGCAATTATGTCCGCTTCGCGGCGCCGGACGCGAATTACCGCTTCTATCTCGGCAATGCCACCGATCCGGCCAATTATCACGACAATGGCAGCCACGTCTTCAGGGCTTCCGGCGGCGGGACGACCTTCGCGACGATCAACAGCACCGGCCTCGGCGTCGGCATCGCGCCAATTGCGAAGGGGCAGTTCTTCCATACCAGCACGAACCCATCGCTTTCGAGCGGAACCGGCGCCGGTCTCGCCGTGCATGGCAGTTCCACGCTGCGGCTGGCGATGGGCTCCTATCCGGGATCGCCCTTCTCCGGCTGGATCCAGGCGACCGATTGGGGCGGAAACTCCTTCCCGCTCGCCCTCAACCCGCTCGGCGGCAATATCGGCATCGGCATGAACAGCTTCAGCGGGACGGGGATCATCGCCATCGGCAACGCTGCGACCAACCCGAGCGCCAATCCCAGTGGGGGCGGCTATCTCTATGTCGACAGCGGGGCGCTCAAATATCGGGGATCGAGCGGGACGGTGACGACTATCGCAGCGGCTTAGCTTCGGCTAGGCTGGGAGGATGCGAATAGCCATAGCGCTGCCGGTGCATCGGCAAACGGAGGCGCAGTTCACCCTCTCTTTGGCTGGAATGGTAGCGAGGGCGGCGGCAACACTTCCGCACGAATTGCGCACCTTCATGGCGCAGGGCACAATCCTTGATGCTCGCAACGGCTTGGTAGAGGTCGCACTGGAATGGGGTGCCGACTGGATCTTGTGGCTGGACGCGGACCAGACGTTCGGAGACGACACGCTCAACCGGCTCTTGGGGCATGATCTGGACTTTGTGGGGTGCAACTATCCGCGGCGCCGGCCGTCGGACGCGCCAACCGCGGTGAAGGACGGGAAGCCGCACTACACGACCGCGCTGCTGGCAAAGGCGGGCCTAGTCGAGCCGGTCGACTCCATAGGACTCGGCGTCTGCCTGGTTCGCGCGTCCGTTTTTCGGGCGATTGAGCGCCCGTGGTTCAACTGGGATCGATCGCCGAGCGGAAACGGGCACGTCAGCGAAGATGTGGGTTTCTGTCGGGCGGTTCGCAAAGCCGGGATCGCCGTTCATCTTGATCACGCTTTGAGCTGGGAAGTCGGCCACATCGCCGAGCAGATATTGACCAACGAAGGAACCGGGAGGGGCTATGTCACCAGTTCCGTTCATGCCCCCGCCGGGGCTAAATAGCGACGATACGACCTTCTCAGCCGAAGGACGATGGGCCGATGGAGACGGTTTCCGTTTCTGGGAGGGCAAGGCCGAGTCGATAGACGGCGGGAGCCCGTTATTCACGCATCCTGCCGCTTCCGGTAGTCTCGACCTGTTCGCTTTCACCCGATCAGGCAGCACATATATCGCTTATGGACAGCCCGGCGGCCTTTATGTGGGCTCGGGCCTTTCGTCGCCATCTGACAGAACGCCGTCACCAGGTCCGGGCACCGTAGCAGGATGGTGCTTCGACTCTTGGGGAAACACCCTTCTTGCGGCCGCGAGGGACGGCAAGCTCTACGAGCAGTCCGGGACCAGCGCGGCAATCGAGGTCGTAAATGCACCAGACCAGATCACCGCTATGCTCGTCAGCAACGAGCGCCAGGTGCTCGCCTTCGGCTGCAATGAGGAAGGCAGCGGAACCTTCAACGCGCTCTGCATCCGCGGTTCCGACATTGAGGACTATACCAACTGGACGACGACTGCGACGAACAATGCCTTTGAGCATATTCTGTCCGGCGCCGGCGCTATCATCGCTGCGGCGAGAATCGGTCCCCATATCGCGGTCTGGACCACCACAGCGCTTCATCTCGGCCAGTTCGTCGGCGACCCCGGGCAGACTTACCGCTTCGATATGGTCGCCGAACAGAGCGGGCCAATGTCAGCCCGGTCGGTGTGCGTGGTCAACGGGATCGCATATTGGATGGGCTTCGACCACCAGCTACGCTCGTGGACCCCAGGCTCCCTGCCGGCGTCCATGGCCTGCCCAATAAGCAAGGAGTTCAGGCTCTATTGCGAGATCGCGAACCAAGTCAACGCAGCGTTCCTGGTCCAGAATGCCGCGCACCATGAACTCTGGTTCTCATATTACGACAACCGCGGCCAGGTGCGCTATATCGCGGTGTCCCTGATCGACGGGGCATGGTTCCGTGGCATAAGAGACATGTCGGCCTGTATCGATAGTGAATTGGTGCGGGTGCTCTCCGGCCCCTCGAGCACTGGGGTGTTAATTTCAGACAGCGCCGGCGTTATCGCCTTGCGCGAAGTTCTCAATTCCGGCCTCGAAAGCGATTCCGCCTTCATCCAATCGGCGGATCAGTATCTCGACGAAGGCCAACGGCGAATGATGGTGCGCCGCCTCATTCCCGACTTCGAGGAGCAGAGCGGCTCAATTTCGCTCACCCTCTACATGCGTGACCGCCCCAAATCTTCGACGGTAACGAAGGGGCCGTACACTATCGAGGGTACCGACACGAAGAAAGACTTTCGAGCGAGCGGCAAGCTGATGGCTGTGAAGTTCAGCGCCCAATCCGCGCGGCGGCTACGCCTCGGCAAGCCCCTCTTCGACATGGTTCCCGTGGGCGAGCGATGATCCTCCCCGACTGGGCGGGCTATCAACGCTTCCGCCCGATGCTCTCCGAAGCGCTCGATCCCGACTTCTACCCGATCGAATATGTCGACGCCCTGCTCTTGAACGGAGAGGCGCAAGTCTTCTGCTCCGAACATGCGGCGATGATCGCCGAGCTGAAGCAATATCCGGGCGGCGCCCGCGTCGTTCACTGCCTGGTCGCGGCCGGCCGGATCGACGAGATCAGCGGGACGCTTCGGCCCCGGGTCGAGGCCTGGGGCGCCGCGGCCGGCTGCACCAGGGCGCTCGTCGAGAGCCGGGCGGGCTGGATGAGGATCCTGGAGCCGCATGGCTATCGGGTTTGGCAGGTTTCCCTGATGAAGGAATTGTAAGATGGGTCTTTCCAGCTCGAAAAGCACGACGACGCAGAGCACGTCGCAGAACAGCAACCAGACCGAGAATGCGACGACGACGCCGGTCACGCCGGATTGGCTGACCCAGGCGGCGCAGGATTATGTCGGCCGGATCGGTTCGTTCGGCGACATGGACCCGAACGGCTTCGTCGCCGCCGCCTCGCCGCTGCAGCAGACGGCGTGGCAGAACGCCGGCAGCCTCGGCGATTGGCGGCAGCAGGCCGCGACCGCCTCGCAGCTCGCTTATGGCGCCGGGCAGAGCGGGCCGAACCTGGCCGGCTTCGCCGACATGCGCGCCCGGTTCGATCCGCAGCTGAGCGGCGGCGGCTCAGCGCAGAGTGCGGCGAACGCCCTGGGCGGCGACAAGGTCGCGCCGATGCACAGCAGCAATCTCGCACCGCCGCAGAACGCTTTTTCGGCCGCGGCAGGGCCGGCCTACACCTATCGGGCCCCCGACGTTCAGGCCCCCGCACATCCCGCGGCCTATGCCGCGCAGCCGACCAGCCTCAGCGCGGCGCCCCAAATCGGGGGGCAAAGCTATCAGGCCCCAACGCTCAATGCGCCGGGGCTCGTCAGCGGGGCCGGCTATTCCGCGCCGCAGCTCGGCAATGCCCAGGGCTATGCCGCGGCCCGCGTCGGCGCGCCGATCGGCGCGACTGCGGCCACCTACCAGGCCCCGACAGTCGGTGCCGCGCAGACCGCTTCGGCGGCCGGCTACAACCCGGCCCTTTCTCCGTTCACGACGCTCGGCAACGTGACCGATGCGACCGCGACCAATGCCGGCGTGGCGAGCGGGCTGACCAATCTCGCGGCCTACCAGAATCCTTATCAGCAGCAGGTCGTCGACGCGACGCTCGCCAATTACGACCGGCAGACCGGGCGCGCCCTGGCCGCGAACCAAGCCGCAGCCGCCCGCAATGGGGCCCTCGGCGGCTCGCGCTACGCGATCGAGGATGCGCAGCTTCAGAGCGACATGGCGAACGGGCGCGCCCAGCTTCAGGCAAGCCTGCTTTCGAACGGCTTCAACACCGCCGCCGGCCTCGCCGCCAATGACGCCGGGCTCCAGCAGCAGACCAATCTCTTCAACGCGCAGAACGACACCGGGATCAGCGCGGCGAACGCGGCGGCCGCGAACCAGCGGATGCTGTCCCAAGGGCAGCTTGACCGGGCCACCAATGCCGAAAGCGTCGCCGCGCTGAACGATTCCTATCGGGCGAACGTGAACGCGCAGAATCAGGCGAGCCTATTCAACGCCCAGCAGGATTCGGCGCGGGCGCAGCTCCAGGCGCAGCTCGAGGCGCAGTCCGCTTCCCAGAACGCCGGCGCCCAGACCGGGATCAGCCAGTTCAACGCAGGGCAGGGGCTTCAGGCCGGGCTCGCCCAGGCGGGGCTGGATACCGACGCGAACCGCTATCTCGCCGACATCGGGAACCAGTACGGCCTTCAGCAGGCTGGGCTCGATGCCAATGCCCTGCAATTCGGGGCGGCGAACAACCAGCAGGCGGCGCTCGCGAACCAGCAGATGGCGGGCCAATACGGCCTTGCCCAGGCCGGCCTTGCCGCCGACGCCGCGAAATATGGCGCGGATTCGAACATGCAGGCTGCGCTCGCCAACCAGCAGCTCGGCGGGCAATACGGCCTCGCCCAGTTCGGGGCAGACACCCAGGGCGCCCAGAACTACGCCGCCGCGCTCAACGCCGCCGGGCTCACCGGCTATCAGGGCGCGCTGTCCTCCGCCCAGCTTGGCGCGCAGCTCGCTGCTGCGGCGGGCCAGTACAACGCGACCGCCAACAACCAGATGTCGCAGTTCAACGCCGGCCAGGCGGACAGTGATGCGAACCGCCAGCTGCAGGCCGCGCAATTGCTGGGCGGCCTGGCGAACGATTACGGCGCGGGGACGCGGGCCGACCTGACGACGATGGGCCAGCTCGGCGACCAGCAACGGGCGATCGAGCAAGCCTATGCGATGGCGGGGCCGGCCCAGCTGCAGCTGATGGGGCAGCTCTCGGGCATGACGCCGTACGACATCCTGGTCGGGCGCAACGTGAGCGGGACGACGAATGGGATGATGACGGGGACGTCGACCGCGAAGACGACGCAGACGCCGAGCCTGTTCGATTCCATGCTGCGGCTCGGCAATGCCGCCGCACAATTCATCCCGGCCTAGGAGAGGCAGATGGGTTTTCTCAACAATCTCGCCGGTGACATGGGGCCTGTATTCGGCCGCAGCCTGCCCGCATGGATGGTGCCTTACACCGTGTCGCCCGACGAGCCGGGCTACGCCCCGGCCCCATCGGGCAAGGCGAAACCGCACCAGTCGCCTTTTACCAAGGATCGGATCTTCGCCGCGCTGCAGGCGCTGGGCGCCCCCGACGATGCGCCGCCGCCTCCTCGCGCTGCGGAGTGGATGTCGATGCCGCAGCCGCGCTTCTCCGGTCTGCTCGATCCGCACATCGGTCAGCCGCAGCTGATGCCGGCGCCCGCATCGATGCAGCCCTATTTGTGGGGAGGCCGATAAAACAAGTTTGCTTTCCGGCCAGTCGTAAAACTCAGCCGGCCTCTTGCGGCGACAGCGTCGCCCTCAGCCAAGGCCTGCTGCCAAGCTTCGGGGCGCCGCACCGATCGCACCCAGTTCAGCGGTGCGGAGGCCGGGCAGCCGACCTGGCCAAGCCTCTCGGCGCCTCGCACCGGGAGCTTCCATCAGAAAGAAGATATGATGGCAAAGACTTGGTGGACACCTCTTTCCGACGTCGAACCCCCTCCGATCCCATTCGATGGCCCTCTACCGGAGCGCTATTCAGGGCCGTTGCGCGGGCCGCCTCCAGCCGCAGCAGCATTGGGCCCGAGCCAGTTCCGGCCCAGTGAGTGAAACAGCGGCTTCGTATTTCTCAAGCAGCTTCCACAACCTGCCCGCAATCGGCTCCGCCCCCCAAGCCCCCTAATCGGCTGGATTTGAAAACACCTGAACCCGGTGACGGATCCGTTGGGGAACTGCGGGCACTTGGAATTCGCAAGGAGAATGACATGCCTACCCTACTCCGGGGGCGCTCCTGATGGAGAGCGCTCCCGAAGACGCGGCCGTGCGCCGCTTTGCCCTGAGCCCGGCTTGGATCGCGCTCGGCTTCAGCCTGTTCGGCGCGTTCTGGCAGGTCGGGGTGACCAGCCAGCGCGTCGCCGAGAATGCCCGCCGGGTCGAACTGCTCGAAGCTGCCGACCGGCAGCGCGGCGACGCGCTCGGGCGGATCGACGCGCGCACCGCGCGGATCGAGGCGACGCTCGACATCATGCGCGGCGGTCAGCGGCCGCTGTCGGCGCCGCTCTCCTCGTCAGAGGAGCAGAGGCCGTGA